CTACTTCTTGAATATTTTAAGCACCAATAATCCTATTATCACTATAATTACAATAAATGAGAGTTCACCAAGTCTAATTTTTATCTTTTGATATAAAGTAAGTTCCTTTTCTACTGGGTAAGGAACTTTTTCCTTTTTGGAAACAACCACTTCCTTCGCTGGAAGGTAAACCGTATCCGGCTGAGTTTTCATCTTCGCCAGTAGATTACCTAGGCTATCAATGGTAAGCTGCGCCTGAGCGTTCTTACTGTTTGCGATGTCCAACCATTTCAGTACGACCTTCCCGTTCTCGTCGCACTCTAACAACGCCCGGATGGTGGCACTGTCAGGAGGGATCTGTACTTCAACCAATTTCTCTATTACCACGCTATCAGCTTTGGTTTCAACCGGAACATACTTCACTGTCTGGCAGGAATAAATGAGAACGAGGCACATAAATGGAGCCAGCGTAATACACCAGCTCACCTTATCCATTATGTATTCGTATAACTTCATGGCTTCACAACGATTTCAGGGACAAAAGGATATTCGCTCCGCACATCGAAGCAAGGACACATCTTCGTCCACTCTTCAGGTTCCACGATACCATCACCGTCCAGGTCAGGCGATGTGTCACGATGCCCCAGCACCTCGACAATCTGGTACTTTCCGCAAAGCTCCTTAATCAGTTTGGCTAACGCTTTCTTCTGTTCCGGTGTTCGGGTGTCAGCTGCCTTACCGTGCGCGTCCAGACCGCCCACATAGCAGATACCAATTGAATGTTTGTTGTACGACACACCTGAGAATCCCTTGCTATTACAGTGCGCCCCGTCAATGGTGAGCGAACGGCCAACTTCTACCGTACCGTCCAGCTTTACCACATAGTTGTACCCAATCGTGCTGAATCCTCTCTGCAGGTGCATCTGGGTGATTTCCTTCTTACCAATATCCTGCCCAGCTTTTGTGGCCGAGCAGTGAATTATTATTGAATCTATTTTGTTCATAATAAAATTACATCTATATTTGTGGAGTTCTACCAAATGGTAGGATAGTTAATAAATAATTTATTACAAGGAGTGCAGTGGCACTCCTATTTTATTTTAGTTCAGTTTAGTTCAGTTTCTTTTCTTCAGCACGCTAATCCGTTTCCCGTCTTTAGAATACATTCGTGACATGTTCTTATCACGAACAAATCTTCTGTCCATTGAGAAATATCCATGCTTTCCGTCACTGAATACCGCCCTTTCGCCGGTCTTAAAGCGAACCGGCATATTAGGCAGTCCATTATTCATGGCCGCCAGTATAAGCAATCTGCGTCTGAACAAGCTCATCAAGCACCTCCCATCACAGCTATATTATTAAGAATACTTACCTGATACGTCCTGTTGGCCCTGACAACACTGCTTCCTATCCATTTCACACCTTCAGGAAGATTCAGGACGGTAGGCGTAACACCACTTGAAAACTGGAACATGTACTCATTGGCAATGCCTGGAAAGCCTTTTCCAAATGTGACGTTAAGTACGGATACTTCTCCGAACACATGGAACACGTTCGGAAGAAGCTCGGCACTGACCTCGCCCGTACCACCATTCACGCTGGATATACATCCATTGCCATAATATTCCCCATGGGTATAGATAGCCCGTATCTCCTTGATGTAGGAAACGGAATCAGGCAATATGTTACCGGCTTCCAGTTCTTTCTTGAAGGTGGCATATTTCAAATAATTGTTGAATCTCTTTTTCGCCATGTCATTGGGATTTATGGGGGGCTCCGATACAAAGCCCCCCACATGTTATTACTCGGTTTCCTCATTCCATGCAAACGCATCGTCAAGATCCTGTTTAGTGGCATACTGCTTCAGAGTCTCGTTCGTTGCATAGCTGGTCAGTTCAGCCTTGGTCGCATAAGTGGAGGAAAGCCCTTCGATAGCCTCACTCAGTGCAGCTTTTGTGGCATAGGTGTTCGCCACATCTACAGCCTTGGCATATCCGGCCAAATCCTCTTCGGTAAGAAATCCTTCGAGGTCAGCTTTCTTTGCATACGCTGTCAAATCGACCGTACCACCCAAGGAATCCCAGTTGGTTTCCACACTTGCCTGATTGGCCGTTTCTCCGATGTAGACGAAGTTCGTTTCAGCCGGATATTTCTTGCCGTTCAGGGTAACTTCTGCCGTAACGTTATATACGTGGCCTTTCGATACAGAAGACACTCCTTTCAGGGCACTAAGGTCTGCCAGAGTACCCTTTGGCACATATACGGCACCAAGCGCGTTGACCTTGTTTGTCAGTGTGTCAACCAGACCTTTCAGAACTTTACCCTGCTCGGCGGAAAGTGCCTTATTAGTCCCGCCCGTTGTGAGGTCATTGATAATCTGGATGAGTGTCTGTGCACCGACGTCAAGACGAATCCATCCGCCATAATCAGCCTGGGTAATCTTTGTCATGTCCTTCAGGACATACAGAGCCGGTTTGCCGTCCCCGTTATCTCCAACAACGACCAACATGCCGTTATAAGTATTCTTTCCTGAATAGGTAGCTGCGGCAATAAGGTCTGTCTTGTTTGGAACAAGCTGACGGGCATCCAGTGGCGCCTGTCCTCCAGGCTCAAAGTTCACGGCAAAGGAAGCAACACCCGCAGGACGGTTTCCTGTTGTCGAAGCCATCGGCATGACATTGTTCATCGGCATGGCAAAGGGAACTTCACGGCTGTTTCGTGCAAGCATGGCTATCACTTCATCCGTAATTTCCTCGCCATTATATGTGTCCGGCTCGTCTACAAGTTTTTTCCCGGCATCGGAAACTGTGAAGCGAAGTTGTAATGCACCGGACATGGCACCTGTCGTTGTCAGCTTCTTGTATGCAATCTGAACACTTTGTACGGTCTTGTTTCCTGCATCAGATACGGTGTACTTGTCCGTTCCGAAGACTTCCCACTTTCCGGACACCGTATTATAGAACTCGACTTTTGACACATTCTTTTCTGAAGGGAAGTAGAATTCAAGGCGGGTTCCGGTTGCTGCTTCAGAAGCAAATTTCGCTCCAATTAATGTATCAGTCCATTTCTGCAGCGGAAGCTTTGTATCAGGAGCTGCGGCAGACGGGAAATTGGTATCTCCGGCAGAGGTAGAAGCTGAAGAACCATTACAGTAAAACGGATAGGTACCATAAAGGTAGACAGCACCTGATTTCACAGTACCTTCAGGAAGCGGATTAGGGGACACGGTCGCCTTGTTTCCTTTTGAAGTGAGCAAGGTGTCACCTGCGCCATGATGAGCCTGGTAATTGTACTGCATCGTACCGAGTGTAACTTTCGTCGGCAATGTCTTGTTGCTTGTACTGTTTCCTACATAGATGAAAGACTGGTCATCGGAGATAAGTTCTCCTGCACGGTTCTTGTTTGCCTGGCCAACAACCGTACAATTACCACGGTTAAATCCTGTCTGAATCTGTTCTGAGGTAGGTGCGCTTTCACCAACCTCCAGAATCTTGTTGGCGGTAAAAGGAGACTTGAATGATATTGTTGCACTTGGTGCCTGTACCGTCGGCTGGATTTCCTCAAAGAGAATATCCTCGAAAATCTGGCTCAGCGTCTTTGTCTTCAAGGTCTCGACCTTTGTCCCAGCCGGAAGACCTCCCAGTTTCGAAGGAGTGGCAAGGCTGTCTGGCAATGATGTCTTGAACCTGATGAGTTCCGTCAGGTCATATTCGGTCTTGCCTGATGATTTGGTAACGATAAGTTTATTGCTGCCTTTGTCAAAACTGACATCTGTGACACCGCTTCCTCCATAATTCACACCGTTCATCAACAGTTCTTTGGTGTCGGTTGCAAAATAGATAGCATCCAGATGTTTTGACGCTGCATCATAACGGGCCTTTAAGCCCCTGTAGAATTTTAATTTTGTTGTTGCCATAAAAGTCTGATTTTAACTGTTTGTTTCTTCATTCCATACTGCTTCTGTTATCTCCTCCCATTCTCCATCCTTCCGGCCGTATATCTTCCCGTCTTTTGGCGCATCAGGAATGGGAATGCTTCCACCGGTTGATATGTCAATGGAAGAAGCACCAAGGTTGACGGTGGCCATTTCAAGGTTAGGGACACTTATGCTGTCCTCTTCACAAGTTGTTGCAACAAGCCTGAAAGCCTCACACATGTCAACGGCAGTCTGTCCTTCCTTACCATAGTTCTCCCACAAAGTCAGCGAATACGTACCAAGGTGTTTGTGGTCCGTTCCATGAAAAGTAAATTTCAGCTTGTTTCCCTGGTATATCTCAAAATGGAAATCGAGAAATCTGCCTAGAGGATTCTTCAGCATGAGTTTCAAGTCCCTTCCTTCCAGTGGAACAGGCTCCTTGTTCGTGAGTATCTGCCAGGTGAAGTATATATCTTTCCCTATCCTTATCTTTCTCATATCAACTAGGTCATGAAACTTATTGTCATAAGTAATATTATGATTACGGAGTAGATGATTTCCGCTATCAGGCGTCTATCTGTCTTCTTCATCCTTTGTAACTTTTTCGATAATTTCGCCAGCCGTTGTGTACTTCTTTTTAATGTAGCCCACCAGCAGGCGCTTAATGGAAACCTTGTTCTTGATTCCGTGAATTTCACATACATGTTCCATGATTGAATCAAATTCAAATACAATAGCTATCCCCAGTCCGCACATTGACGATGTCGTATAGGAACAAATACCTACAGGCTGGAGAATAGCAACACCAAAACCGAATCCCAACACTAAATACGAATTATATTCGATGAACTTGCACATCGTTCGGCGGCCTGCTCTGGAAAAGCGGAAATCCTCTCCTCGCTTGACCACGCTGTCAATGATACCAAGGACAAAATCCGCTATAATCATGGCTACAATGAAGACCAGCATCCAGCGAAGCTCAAAGACAACGCTTCTTATCTCTCCTACAAAGGAGTAAGCCCCGGCAACAAGAATCTGCGGGGCTATGACGGTTATAAGGTTCTGCATCACTTCTTATTTACCTTACCACCGAACAACCTGGACAGCCATTCACTTGTTACAACCGACACGATACCAGTAGATGCCAGGGCGACAAACAACGCATCAATCACCACAACCCAGACGCTTGCATCTGCCGGAGGGAAACCGAGATTCATCCACCAACTGAAGAAGGTAACGATTACACCAACTACAGCAGTTACCCACATAGTCACCCACTTATTCATAGGATTGGATAGCTTCGAAGCGATAAATCCTACTACAGCAGGAACCACGACCGTAACAAGCCCGGTGAAGCTGGCAAATCCGGTCAGGAACTCCGGAACGGAAGGTTCTACACTAACGGAAGTCTCCGCGAAAACACTCACTACGCACATCAGCAGTGCGACCATCATGAAAACGAATCTTTTCATCTTACTAAGGTTTTAGATTAAACAAAAAATGCCCACAAGCGCATCCCAACTTAATGGAACACGCTCATGGGCGTAACTACTATTTCACACACAAAACTACTCATTTACCATCCTTTTTCAGCGAAGGTAAATGATATAAAAACGAACAAAGAATAAAAGGTTTCAAATCGACTGACACGCCTTGTCAGTAAGTTGGTAGAAGCCGGGTAGAATAAGCAAGCTAGTTACTATTTTCTACCCAATTTCTACCAGTCAAATAATTTTCAATACAGCTTTCTTTATTTCAGTTGTTTTCATTCATACCCATAAGTCCTGGCGGAACTTATTGGAACGGCTACTTTAAAAAATGATGGATTAATGTCAAAATCAGGTTTCCTGAGTGCAATTGGATTAAATTTGAAAGGTGATGCCAATAACGTAAAAAACGGAGTTTATAAATTTGACTCACAACAGGACAATATGCCTGTGAATTATGGCATATTAGTGGCATTTTCTTGTGACGGATGGATTCGTATGCAATTATGTGCAGGTGGAGATAATGGATTAGCATATATAAGAATGCATTATAATAGTTGGACATCATGGAAACAAATTTAAAATGAAAAGCTGTCTGAGTCAGATAGATCAAGAAAATACAGATAGCTATTTTCGCATAAAAGCTGGAGAAGGTACAAATCCTGCATATATTTTTGTAACTGTATTGGGTATTAAATAGCCGTAGTATAACATGCGTTATATGGCAATGCTCTTCCATTCATTCCACTTCCCGTCAACATGATTGTAAGATCTAATCATTAAAGAATAGCCACCATAGGACATTGACTCCTGAATGCATGAATCGCCACATTGAATCGAGAAAAATGGGCCAGCTTGTGGCGTATTAGAATAAGTCGTATATGTGCCCACTTCATTAATATCGTGATAATTACCTTTTTCGAGAAACCCAACTCCCATCAGTCCCGCCAGAACTGACGCAACCTGTTCTTTTGTCATCAATCCGATTGCATTTCCGGCGGCATTCACGGCCACAAAACTGGAGATGTCTTCCAAAGCTGGAAGAGCCAGTGTAGACTTCTTCAGTAGCTCCGTTTTCGACACTTTATGCGGAACGCCGTTTGTATCGTACACCTGTACCGTTTCACCATCTTCTTCCGTTGTCTGATTCTTCATACTTTCTGTATGTTTCAATAGATTGTCAGTTTCTTCACCTGTAAAGCTTAATACAAAATCTTCTTCTGCTGCCATAATTGTTTTTAATTTATAGTTATTAATGATGTTTCCAACGCTGTATAGATTATAATTGCCTTGTCTATAACTAATAAAATCCCATTCTTTTTACTTCAAAGAAGAAAGCACCTCCCTGACCGGTACCATATGCCATGTAATTCAGGGAGAATTCCGTATCACTTTCGATGCTTACGTAATATGTCCCGGATGAAAGTCCGACTCTCATCATCGGAGTGACCATTACCATATATTCATCTTTAACTGTGCCCCACTGGGTTGGCATGGTTACTCTATATTCTTTGCTGGATACTTTGGTAAATGACAATGTACTGCCATCGAATGTGTAATACTTTTTTGAATCATCTCTTAAATCAACATAACCTCTGGCCAATACCTTATCAGGACGCCCCATTGCGTAGTTGACATCCAAGTCCTCCCGGCATGTGACAATCCAACCGTAGAATATATCACCAAGACCATAGCCAATCAGCTGAACTATCTCCTTGTTCAATATCAACTCATTGTAACTTCTTCCATATTCGTAGAACTTTGCATTACTTGATGAGATTGACGCCTCTCCTGTACCAATGCAGCATACGGTAATCTTTCTTCCTATCTGTTCTTTTCCTGTTGGTATTGAATATACCTTTGTCCAGGAACCTCCACCTTCAATAATGATGTTATCATTGTAGTTCGTGTTAAATGAATCGGATACCTTGGAAAATGGACTTCTAAGGGAGCCGCGCATAAGCACGTCCTCAAAATATCCATTAATAGCTGTAACATCAACAAATGTTGCTCTTCCATCCGTATCTATCGTTGAATAGATTTTTTTCCCATCACCAATTTCAAGTTTCTTGGCTTTGATGGCACCGGCAATCAATTTCGATGTGATGATGACAGCCGCATTTATCAAGTCCGTATTGATAACCCCGCCTTTTATTATAGTCCTACCTGCCAGCGCTTCACCAACCAGGCTTTCCCATCCATCATATCCGATATACTGGGCCATACGGTCATTCACCTGTTCGGCGAAGTCCAAAGCATCGTCAAAGTTTGACATACCGTTACCGCCCAGTACTTCAATCATTCCTTCAACACGCAATCCCTTTGATGGTGAATAAAGGAAACAGCCATTCTTTCCTTCATGGCCGATTTGGAATCGGCATTCTTTCGTAACTTGGTCATACCTTGCCGTAAGTATGTCTCTCTCGCTTAATGAATAAGAATTTATCCCCTGATAGAAGGTAAGAGAAGGCGCACCGTCTCCGTATGCAGACAACACGATTGCAGCCTGATAGTCCGGGTCGGCTATGTCTCCAAGTTGTACCATTACGTCACCCACTTTGGGTATGTCGCTGCCTTCGTCACAATGATTCACGGATACCTCTATCCAGTTATCACCAACATTTTCCACCAGACGCCACCAATAGTGATTGGATACGTCGTCATACGCGCCTTCCTTAATATTAAAGGACTGTGAGCGTACTAAATTCCCTGGCTTAAAACGATTTTCTATGGCTTTCTCACCATCATCTGCAAGGAAGTAACAGCGATAAACAGAACCATAAGTTCCAGGAGATGAGTAACCTCTTTTCCCGTCTGAGAACTTGACTCCTTTACCATCCTTGAAACGAATTCCCTTTTTTTCTATAAACTCGACCTTAGTAATCGTTGCTCTGGCCCCGCTGGCGTTGAACATGAAGGAAGCTCCGGCCAGCTCGGTCTCCATTATTGAAAGTAACTGGAAGATAGCTTTCTTGCGCACGTACAGTTTGTCAATCCATCCGACAGACTCGCCGCCCTTTTCTGAAGAGAATGACATACCAGCACCCATCATTCCGGTCACGAAGTCAATTGATTCCAGGAAAGGAGATATGATACCGCCAAGAAGCTTAATGAGATAGTTTGTCTGGTCTTCCTTGTCCTTTCTCAATAATGTTGCAAGTGACCGTTTTGCCGAAAATACGTTACTGTCCGATGGGGCAGTAGAATCATTGGTCTTAATCACATATATGCTACTTCCTCCGCCTCCAACATAAGTATGCCCTTTATACGTAATCGACTCCAGTTTCTCTTCCACATCATTAAGGCGAGAGTAGGGCATACTTTCCCCAATAGTATATACCGGAGAATCCCATGGAATGTCAAGGTTAAACTCCCATCCGAGAACACGGCTTTCACGGCCATTCTCAAAAAAGGCTTTATTGACCAGGTTTATCTTTTGCCCGAACTCGAAAAAGCGTTTCAGCTTGTCTTCATTAACCCATTCTGACCGGAGGGTAGTGTAGTATGTACCATCGTCCTTTTTTCGCTGGTCTGCTATCTTCTGTGCCTTCTCTTTCAGTTCCTGCTCCGCGTCCGGAATCATTTGTACAGAAACAAACTTTGGATCAAAACCGGAAAGGATATACTTGTCATCATTTTCAGGATATATGGTATCATCCGGCAATGGACGTCCGTAGTCTTCGCTGCGGACAATTTCCCAAAGCTGGCTTCCGTTGTTGTCCGGGTCAAAAATAACACCGAACTCCAATCCATTCATTTTGCCGGACTGAAAGATAATTGTCAGCTCTTGTCCCGGAAGTATGTAGTCCTTGGAGAAATTCAGGCCAGTATCACGATAGCGATAGTAAGTCACGGTTTCCTGACCTCCGTCTTCATTTGTAACGGTTTCCGTCCTCGTAGATACACTTGACATCGTACTTTCAAGTCGGGGATATACCTCGTCAAATACCACGATGTCTTCAATTGCTTCTTCCTGGCTCATGTCAGGATACACATCTATGTATGGCGTACCAGCGGGAAGCATAAGTCGTCTTTGCACAACTCCGTTTACTACCGTCTGCTCTTCAATGGAACGGTAGTTCTCAGGTATGTTTCTTGTAGATCCGAATGCATAAATGCGGGTGGCATAAGTGCCTTTGCTCTCACTGCGAGTCATGGCAGACGCTTCAGCCCCTAACTCGATTTTCACGGCATCACCGAATTCGTTTCGCCCAAAATGAATTACGTTGTCCGTTATCCAGCAATCACAGTTCCACTTATCCTCACCCGCCATTGAGAATAAGGCATCCAGCAGGTTCATATTGTCATACGTCATTGCAACTGCCTTATTCTCTACTGTTGAATCTATTTCAAATACGAATTCTTTTCCCTTATAGGTATATCCCAAAGCTTTCAGGTTACGTAAGAACACACCAAGCTGTACATCAAGGGCTGCGGTGAGAGACCATGACGCTTCATATCCAGCATGTTCAGGAGTGTATTTGAAAATTTTGTTTTTCCACTTCCAGTAGTAAGCATCCAGTTTCAGCTCATAATCATATCCAGCGGTAGAAGCATTGAAAGAAGGTTTCTGCAAGTCAGTTACCTCATATACTTTTGAAAGTAATCCGCCCAGAGAATCATCCAGAACCCCAGAAAGGTCTACATAGTCACCAAGTTTAAAATATATAGGTTCAGGCACGGAAAAGGGGAGAACGATGTAGTCCTCTTTCATCAGTGTAAACTTTCCCTTCGCCCCTTTGTTGATAGGGGTAGAGAACCTTGTTTTTCCGGATATGTCCTTAATTTCAATCATATCCCCAAAGTTCATAAATAACAAATGGAAGCCCTAAAAATCCGGACTTCCATTTGAAACAATAAAGGAAATGTTTGTTATTCGCTTCTGTCCATGGGATTCGGTTCGCAAAACTTACTTGAAACCTTACCGAAACACCTGCCAATACTTAACCCGTAAGAGATGCTTTTCCCCAGGTAAACCAGCTTGAAGACTTCGCTCCCAAGAGCGGGGATTTTGATGTTTACGGCTCCCTTCTCCAGTTCTGACTGAAAGGCTTTCTTCTTTGTCCGATAGTCACCTTCTGAGTCTCCTTCTATGGTGAACTGGAGAGTGATTTCACGCGATGCTACTTTTGCATTGTCGGTTATTATTCGCTTCCCGTGCTCCAGACGGCTCTCATCTTCGATGTAGTCTTTCATCTGATTGAATCCGTCGATAGCATCGAGAAAACCGTCACCCATGCGGACACCCCATGTGCTCCAGGCATCCTTCCCGTTAATAAATAAATCTCCTGTCATAATCTTGCTGTATTACGTTTCACTTCGGCAATGTCGGCCTGCATCTGTTTGATAGGTTTGACAATTTCGCCTGTGTTCTCTCTGATTTGCTGTAACTCCAAATAGGAATTGGCCAGGATAGTACGTGTCTCGTCGGCAATGTTGTACAGACCGGTCACTTGTGATGTCAGGGAGCCGATGGAACCTCGCAGTTCGGTAATAGCTACCGTTTGCTGCTGTTCTGCCGTCTCAATACGAAGATTGGACTCATACACGGCTGTAAACCGCCCACTCAGTTCCCCGGCATCCTCGTGCGTCATTTCTGTACCGAATCCGCGGCTGGAGGCCGACTGCTTGGAACTGCTGCCAGCCTTGTCGTATCCGGTAGCTGCGGCAAGTTCATCCCGTAGTTTCAATGCTTCATTCACGTACCCCATATATTCGTTTTGGAGTGAATTACGTTCACTCTCACTCAGGTTTCCGTCCTTCATACTTTCACCGAATCTGTTCCACCAGTCTTCCAGCTTCTGGCTGTACATGTTACCGATTTTATCTGAAAGCATGGCACGCATAAAGTATTCTGATAGGTTATCCGCAAAATCTTCCGCCGAGGCATCCATATCCATAAGGGTATCGATGAAACTATCATACATGGAATCAAAACTTATTCCGGTAAGCTGTTCGAAAAGTCCCTCTTTCAGTCCTTCGAGGTTTCCGGCCAGATCTGCATATTCATCTAGTGCATCAACGACAGCATTTCCATAGCCTCCTTTTCCTGAATCGGCCATTTTCTGCCACAAGTCTACATTCTGACGTAATAAGTCCATCTGCTCCGGCGACATCTGCCACAAGGAATCTGTACCTGTGAATTCTGCCATGACATTTTCTCGAATCCATTGTATGTCACTTTCCGACCAGCCCATGTAATAGGCCCAGCTATGATGCTTACTGTGATAGCCAGCATTTGCCTGCGCTTTTGCAAGGACATTCTTGTTGTATTCCTCCTGATACTTGATGGCTTTATTGTACTCTGCTACGGATTTCTCGCTTCCCTTGCTGGACTTCATTTCTTCTGTAAGGGATTCGATGGCAGACTGCAACTTTTCGTTTCTGTCCGTGAGTCTGTTGATGGTATCCTGCACCTCTTTTTCGTTTCCTCCAATACCGAAGAGTTTGCTGAATCCGCCGAAAGTCAGGGTATCCCATATTCCACCTACAGACTTAAAGACACTACTGAATATGTTACCTACGAAACCATCCAACCCCTGTGTCCCGATGGCATCTAAAAGAGAAAATGCAGCTCCAATTATACCTCCAAGTTTCTCGCTCTCTTCTGCAAATATGTCTACTATATTTCCGGCCAAATCACCGACCTGAGAGAGTGAAATTTCAGAATTTGAACCAAGCTGGGTAATGACGTTCGACAATGTGACAAGGTTGCTTGTCGTTTTATCTGTTGACTTTTGTACATTGACCTGAGCGTTCTGCTGTCTTTTCTGGGCATCATTCAGTTTCTTCGTGGCCGCTTCCTTCTGTTCATCTGTTCCGCTTCTCATGGCTTCGTTGTATTCCTCCTGAGCTTGTGACAGTTCTTCCTGTGCCTTGGCCAATTCGCTTAACTGTTCGGGTAGGTCGGCCAGCAATCCTCCTTTGTCGATAAGGGTTGACTGGATGTTGCTTAAAGCCTCGTCAATGACCTTCTTCTGGTCAACAGCCATATTCTTGTATTCTTCGGAGTTCTTGAAGTCCCTAAGCTGCTGCTTTACCTTGTTCAGGGACTTTTTGGATACCTTGTCCAAGTCACCGAAGATAAGTTCCCAGTTGATTCCCTGTTTCAGCTTCTCAAGATCAAGGGAGGAGAGTGCCTTATCCATTTCTTTTTGGAGTATGTCCTTGTCTCCCTGAGTAGTGGCCTCTGAGATTTTACGGGTGTACTCGGCTATGATTGCATCACGTTTCTGCATAAATGTACCATAGCTTTTCAGGTAACGTTCGTTGGCCTCGATTGCAGCTTGATTTTCAGTTTCTGTAATTTCGGCCAGACCTTTTTCACGCGACGTCATGGCATTAGACGCACGACTTCCTAATACTTCCCGCTGTTCAGACGTAAGCTTTCCTCCTTGCGCATCTTCCCATTTTTTGCGCTGTTTCCTAATTTCATCGATTTCTCGCTGGTAATCCAGCTCAATCTGTCTGCGCTTCTTTTCAGAACCTTCTTCCATCAGGTTGATTTCTTCCTGCTGATTGGTCCTGCGAAGCTGAAGGAGTTCTTCTGCAACCTGTTGCTGCTCTTTCTTTTGTCGCTCGGCATCTTTCTTCGCATCATTCTCTTGTTTGGCCAGAGTGTCTCCTGTTATACCACCGAGCGATTTATATGATTTTTCTGCCGCTTCCAACTCTTCTACAGCTTTCTTATAGGCTGACTCAGTACCTTTTTTAGCATCCTCTACAGCCTTTAATTTTGCTTCGTAAACAGCTTTTGCTTCTTTATATGCTTGCTGATACGACTTTTCCGATGCTTCCCTTTGCGATTCCAGGCCAAATATGGTGCCGTCAATCCCTTTTAGCGCTGCTTGCGCATTATTGAACCGTATTTGAACGTCAATAGGAATTGTTGCAAAAGGAAAATTCTTAATTTTTTCTTGCTCTTCCTGCAATATTTGTCTTGCTATATTGTATTCGCGTATAATCTGCTCACGATTACTTCTTGCTTCCATTAGCTTGACTTCTACAGGTTTCGAGTTTTCCTCTGTTTCCTTTTTCAGTCGATTATATTCGCTCAGGGCTGATTCCCACTTGTTAAGATTTGCTTTTGCTGATTCTATTTGTGAAGCAATTAATGGGGCACCTTGCCCGGCATTTTTTAAAGAAGCATTTAATGATTTTATTTTCTCCTCCCATTGTTGTATATTCTTTAGTATGTTTTCATAACTGTTCTTGTCTCGTTCCTTATTCAGTTCTTTATTTGCTTCTGCAAGATTGAGTACAGCCAGTTGTTCACGGGTATAAGCAGAAGAAAGTGCAGGAGAATACCTTTGCAGTTCCTCATAGGCCTTTATCTTTGAAAACTCTGTTTCTGTCTCATCTTGGATAACGCGTATCAGCTCTTCTATCTTTTTCTTGCGTTCCTCTTCCTGATTCGCAAAATTCTTTTGTTCTTCATTGAATTTTTGCTGTGCCTTTTCCGATGCGGTTGTGCTGTCATGAAAGGCCCACATAGTAGCAACAAGCCCGGCAAGAACCGTAGCTACCAGTACATACGGGTTAGCTTTCATAACCGTATTCAAAGCCTTTTGGGCTATCGTTTGAGCTTTAGTAACCAGTATTGCAAGTTCCATTCTGGCCGTTAATGTATCCTGAGCTATTCGCACTACAATAAGAGCGGTTTTATATGTCCCGTATGTAGCAATCAGTCCTATCAAAATCTTACCAACAGTTTCATAGTTCTCAATAAGACCTTTCAATCCTGAAATACCTGCAGAAGCAATTCCCTGAGTATCTTTTCCAATCTCATTCAACATTGTATCCCAAGCATCTCCAAGGTTACTCAACTGACCTGTAAGAGACTTAGACTGTTCTTGCATCAGGTTATAATAGATTCCTGATTCACTAGTCATATTTTTGAAGGCCTGTTCTACTTCTTTAAATCCTACCTTGCCTTCCTTTACTAAACCGGAAACTTCATCTTTTGTCACACCAAGCACTTTTGCCAGTTCCTCGTAGATGGGAATACCACGTCCTGCAAACTGACGAATATCGACAGCATAGGCCCTTCCTTGCGTCCTTAATGTGCCATAGAGATAGGCTATTTCACTAAGCTGGGAGCCAACACCGGCGGCTACATTCCCCAACATTACAAGCTCATCACCCACATTCTCGGCTGACGAGCCATAAGCAATCATTTGCTTGGCAGATGATGCCACCCCTTGAAGGTCAAAGGGCGTCTTTGCGGCAATATCCACCAGTTCCGACATCAGTTTATCTGCTTTTTCCTTACTTTTCAGCATGGTTGAAAAAGCAATTTCAAGCTGCTGGAATTGTCCTCGTACATTGACAAGTTCTGTGGCAAAGTTTTTCAAGGCAGTTACTCCACCTATTACACCAAGTACTTTGGTTAAGGAAACGGACATCTTTTCATTTGCTTCGACCGTTTCGCCGGCTTCTTCCTTAAAAGCTGCATATTCATCCTTCAGTCTCTTTACTGAAAGACGGGCTTCTGCCTGCTGTTGAGTAAGTCCAAACAAAATATCTTTCTGCTCCCTTAACTTATCGGTTTGAGCTTTTATCTGCTCCGACATACCGCTGGTATTACCACCCGACTTTACAGTTTCTCGGTATTTCTCTTTCAATAAAGTAAGCTCATTTTGTAATTGCCTAATGACACCCCTTTGTGAAGTAATATTTGCAGAGAGGTTGTTTACTGTTTGTGAAGCGCTGTAAATTCCATTTTTGAAATCACGCTCCATTGTAGCTCCAACTTTAGCCGCCTCGGTTACCAGCCCCATCATTTGTTGGCGAGCAGATGCCAATTGGGTTTCCAAAGCCCTTGCCGCTGCCGGAGATTTGTTCACGTCCATCTTTTTGAGTTGGGCTTCCAGCTTTTCACATTCTTGTCTTAGCTTTACGACCTGTTCCCAGTCACTTGATACACGGAATACGAGTGTTGCCATAAATAAAAATCTAAATATTAATGCTTAAAATTATGATATAAGCAAATAGTATTCAGACTTTTTGAAATCAAAAACGAAACAACTTGGCAATTGTCGTGTAATTTAACTTCTATTTTTGAATAATTAGACTCCATCTCGGAATAGAACAAAAAAGGCGCACCATTATGATGCGCCCGATTGTCAATTTGTTCTTTAATTTATATCAGAGCCTCACGGCTGGAATATCAAAACTTGACATTTGCCATTCTTTTAAGTATCTCATTGTATTTTGATTGTATGATAGCTCTTTGCTTTTCTGATGCTGTAATTATCTTTCCTTTATACTTTCGCATTACAGATTCATTTATACCTATTTCCTTTGCAAACTTACTTGCATTAATAAAAGGGAACGCTTCAAAAAATCCACTTAAGTCATACACATACTCCACAGAATAGCCAGCTTTATACCAACTTGGAAATTCACCATGTTTTTCTTTGTAATATTCTGCCTGTTCCTCTAAAACAGAAACAAAGTCCTCTTTCGCTTCTTGTTCTGTAAGCCCAAAGCCATACGCACCGTTTACATCTTCAGAATAGATAGAAATTCCTCCATCATCTGCTTTTTCAATAATAGCCTGAATCTTCTTCATAATCGTGTATTTTAAGTTTTGTCAATTAAATGCACCCACCGAAGTGGGTGCTGTTCTTTTACTTCTTTAACCCCGCCTTTTTCATCATGCTGTCAAGAGTACCTTTAGGTATCTCTTTGGCTGGATGTCTGCCTACAGGGATAAAGTAGTCAAAGTCGGGATGAACATACTTGTGATGTTTCTTTCCCTTTTCGATTGTCCAGCCTGCTGACTCAATCAATTTGTAAAACTCTGAAAACTTCATAAATCAAAGAACTTTTAATTGACAATGCAAAGGTAACATTTTCGTTACTATTAAGCAAGCTTTGTAACGTAAAAAAGTAACGTTTCTGTTGCTTTTTAACATTCTAATAGAGCCATATCTATTTCTTGTTTCTTCTTCTGCGTGAAGCCATATCCTTGCCTTTCACCTTCGTGACTTTTGTCCCGGTTACAGTATGAAGCTTGTCACGCTGCATTAATACTAAATTCCTGTATGGTATCTCATAGACCACTTCCCGGTATGACAGATGCAGATTTTCCATGAACGATGCAATCTGTCCCAAGAGAGTATCATTTCCTACGACCTCGGTTTCGCTGCCAGCAGACTTACGTTCCTCGCCAAGCTGACAGCTTTGAGAAAAACCTTTGAGTCAATCATAGAGAGTGCTTCATCTAAAGCATTTACGTTTTCTTCGTATGTTCCTTTGGCTAACTCTTCACTCAAGTTTTCGTCACCAGCTATCAGCCAGGAGAGAGCCTTGCTGTAAGCCTCGCTTTCTCCAAGGGAGAGAAGCACTTCTTTCAAATTGTCTGCTTCTTGTACGCCTGACAAATGGGAGATTGCCCCGGCCAGCTTGTGGATAGTAGGAGGGTAGACCGTGTAGGCTTTCCCAGCGACAAACACCGTTCTGAAATCACTTCCGATAATGGATTCAGTTACTATTTTTGCTCCTTGATTCATTCTGATAAAAGATAAAAATTAAGGGGTGAAGCCATAAAGCCCACCCCTGTTATGGAATTCAATCTCTACCTATTGGATAGGCATTAAGCACCTGCTTTTACTTCAGATGAGTCAAACCAGTATTCCGGTGCAACTTCTGCATTTTGTGGTTCCAGTTCCACCGCACTTACAGGAATACCGACAGCCTTGTCTGTTGTGGCTTCACGTGCACCGATGTCAGCACGGGGAATCACACAATACTGGTCATCGTCAGTCAAAGCGACAAGTAACTTCTCAATGTTTACCTTGCCTCTTGCTCGTTTCCAACCCTTATCAGTGTTAATTACATCACCACCCATGAGGTCTTTCTTGGTCGGATAGTCGTACTCACCAATGGTGAAGTTCACGGTTACATCGCCCATTTCCTTATCACTACGATAAGTCTGACCGGTAAGCTGGTTCTTGTAGTTAGTGCGGCTTGCTTCCGCTTCTTCAAGTGTCCATGTATCCTGATGGATATTCTTCACCTCTTTTAAGGTTTCACCTTGTAAAAGAGTATATAAAGCCTGCCCAGTCAAATCTGCTGTGATAGCATTTGTCTCGCCATACCAAAGTTTCTTGATATTCACAGCTGTGATTTTCTTTGATTCTGCCATATTATTTCACATTTAAAACTTCAAACAAAATTCTTACATTCACATAGTGACACTTTAAAGCAGTGTCCTCCTCCGTTCCAATTGATTCGATAGAATAATGATAGGTTGTACCGTCATAGCGTCCGGTCACTCCGTCAAACAATTCTTGCGCCTGTTTCTCCAGCTCGCTCAGACGTATTGTGTTAGCTTCACCTTCTTTCAAGTTAGGAACACAAAGATTCACCTCAACGAAGGATTTCTTCCAGTACGTCCCCGGCTGCTGTTTCTTGGCGTGAATGACAACCCTTTCGGACTTCATCGGTCCCGTCAGCTTCTTGCCATGAGGGACAACATCAATGCCGATAGGCTGGCAATCACGATAGAGTATGTTCGCTATGTCGGTGGTAACTATCATTTTATTTCCTCCTTTAATCGTTTCTCAGCATATAATGCCCCTCCACTTCTCACTCTGAAACCCTTGCTTTCCACATTGGACGCATAATGATACCCTTGGGGGCTTGCTGCATCATTGTACAATGTCAGACTACAATCGTCCTCAACATTGTGTTTATTTGACCTACGGAGTGTTTTTGTCCTGTCCTGATAAGAGCCATCCTTCACATCGTATTCATCAGCCTCATTGCCAACTTTATCTACGATGTCACGAATTTCACTTATTCCTTGCTCGAAAAAGCTATCCACGTCCGAAAAATCAAATTTTACAGCCATATCTCTGAGTAACCAAAATAGTTTGTATTCTTCACCATGTAAACCTTGCCAATTCCACGGATATTCTTACCGTCCATACATCTGACCTCATCACCAGCCTTCAGTGAGGTTTTCTTCTCACAGACTACGTGATAGTTCGGTCGGTATACCTTGCCATTCTCCGAAGTAAACTCCTTGGTTGAGTTATCGTCGCACCGGCACTTACATACGTCCTGCCAGCTTTCTCCACCGGTTCCGGGAATGGGCCGGCCGAACTCGTCTGTTTCCATCGGAGTAAAGACCTTAACCTGTAATGTATGTGGGGCAAATATCATAGGAATCTGACTTTAGGTTTATCTGACAGCGTGTCTTCAAGACCATACTTCTTGCACAAGAATGAGTAGTATTCCTTCAAGCCTTTGGTGTCCCAGGACATAGAGAAACCGTTCTCGCTGATGGAAGTAGCACGAAGTAGAAGAGAGGGGATAAACTTCGCCATAGACACCGAAACAAGTCCGATGTTTGACGGGCCCACCTCATCCTCTCCGCTTACTTCTGAAGACAAACTTATCTCCAAAAGGTCAGCCTCCGACAAGTTGATGCCGAAGGTCTGAAACTTCTGTGATATGTAGTCGTTTACTGTCATGTGTTCATGGTTGACAAATCAAAGTTCACAATCAGATTCGGGTTCGTAATCTGAGGAATCCACTCTGCAGTGTATTCCAAATAACGACCGTTCTTGTCCTTGTAACCGGAAATAAGCATATCACCGTCTGCCTGGGTGTAGTTACGTCCCGGTACGCCGTCCACTGCTTCGTACGGAGTGTGGAAACGCATATAACCGACCTTATCCTGCGGAAGCAAGGTGATACGGTCGTCTGCATAAATCTGCACGTTCTTCCCGGTCTGGTCTTTCACGTAATCTTCCTTGATTTCAATGGCCGGAAGCCCGATGCCAGTGAATACTTGGGAAGCCAGTTGAGATGTAATCAAACCAGTTGAAAGATACATCTCATTTCCTGTAAGCTGCATCTTGAACTTGTCACCAAACTCAGCCGACCCGATGATATTCTTCACGAAAGTTCCTCGTGACATAATCATCTTCTGGAAATTACCGTAGTCCGCTTTCAGTGCATTAATCTGCTGCTGCAAATAGGTGATGAAGTTCGTCTTCGCACCAGTATCAGGCTTGATGAACTTGAACGGCAATTCAATGTTGAGAAGGTCAACGCCTCCGGCATTGTCGTCCTTGTTCTTAACAGCTGCTTCTCCGGTCATCAGAAGTGAACCTACGATAATATCCATGCGCTTGTGAGCTGCCAAAAGTACCTGGCGGTAATCGTCATAGATGAAATTCACGATTTCCTGCATGGCTGCTACCTGGTCAGCAGGTTTAGCTGTGTTAAACTTGTCAATCAAGTCCTGAAGTTCGGACAGGCGGTCAATGGAAATCTGGTAAGCATCGCCAAGATAAGCGATTTCACCATATCCTGAACCGATATTCCGGCGTTCACGGATAGGCTTCTCGCCGTATCGTGAGTTAATAGAACCGGCCATCACTCCAGTAACCTGACCGATGTAGTCCTTGAATACACGGGTAGTCGTTCTACGGAAATCAAGATACTGCTGCCAGTAGATTGTATCCTTACGAGTCTGAAGGACGCGCTGGATAACGGCGTTTACGATATTGGGGTCATTAAACAGAGTATGAATAGTTAGCATCATGTTTTACCTCCTTTCTTTATTTGCTTGCAATTACACCTGCTGTTCTCAAAGATGCCAGAAGGGCATTCAATTTTGTATGTGCATCTTCCTGCCCAGTAGCATCATCTACTTTAACACCTTGCTTTACACCTCCGAGAGCAGAAGATGTTGCTGCAGACAAAGTGAATTTGTTGGCTTGGGATGCGATACCATCCAATTTAGCTTTGTCTTCTTTACTCATCAAGCCATCTTGACTGGAAGACGCTTTGGCAACTACAGCCTTTCCACTTTGAGTAACGTCAGGAGCGTTGAACTGGAAATGCGGCATGTTGGCCTTGTCAATGTCAGAGAAAGGCATAACCAATTTGGTAGGCTCAATCTCGAATGCTCGCATCAAAAGAGCAACTAATACAATTCCTTCTTCTACTTGTACTCTTCCGTACAAGGCTGAGTTAGCAATGACTTTCGGAGTTGTGCCGCTTACCGCTGTAGCTTCATAGAGTACAGTACCAGCTTCCAATGTTTCGCCAAAGTCGGCAGACAGCGTCAACTTATCGAAAGCTTTGTTTGATTTGTCAATACTATTGATGGTAGCTCCATGAGAACCATTACCTAGATGCATACCCACATAAGCCAAAGAGTTTTTCTTGATCTTCAAAGTGGTATTGGAACCGGTGGTAAATTTCTCATAGACTTCTACACGGATGGCCACCTGAGCGGTTTTCTTTACCAAATCAGCGGCAATCGGAGTGAAGGATGGAAGAAACGAACCAGCGACAAGGTTGGTCGTCTCCAGCTTGTAAGGGCCTCTACGTCTTACACCGGTGGAAACGTCATAGCGTTCCTCGATGGACGGCTCAGGCTCAATGTTGTACTTAAATCCTGCTGACATAAATTACTTGTTTTGTTGTTCGACAATAGATTTTGTGTCCGCCTCAATCATTTTGGCGAACTCGCTCGCTTCCTTCTCCTGCTTCTGTTCGGCAGTTTCAGGAGCTTTGGAGAACTGAAAACCGTTGTTAGACATATCCTGCTTCATGTCCTTGAAATAAGTGTCCAAGTCCGTGTTTTCAGGAATGTTGCGGTCTTTCAGCATAAATTCGGGAATACCGTACTTCTTCGCCCCTGCTGAAATCTGAGAATTGCGCTGCGCCTGCGCTTCATTTTCCTCCATTTTGGCAAGCTTGTCGGCAAAAGGCTTGATACCGGCTGCGATGCCGTCAGCAATCATCTTTGCGATGTCTGTCTCCTGCGGATTTGGAGGGTCGTTTGGTTTCGGTGGTTCTGGTTTCGGATTCTCGATTGGTTTCCCGTCTTTCAGTCCATGCTTCTTCTCGTAGTTTGAAACAGCGGAAGTCTGCGCCTGTCCTGCACGGAAATCACCATAGTTTTGCATCACGTCCTGAAATGAGATACCCTCAACGATGGAGGTCACCTTCGTTTCGTCCGTTACACCCTCTGCCTTCTTTGTGGCGATACGGGTGAGTGTGGCAGTGTCCACCCCAGCGAATTTCTGTTGCAGTCCTGCCAAGATTTGTTCAAAGATTGTCATACCGTATGAGTTTGATTAATAATTTCATACGGTAAATTTACTTATAGAGAAAGGGAAGGGGAAATTTTAAGGCTAACGATACGAAACAATTGGGGAAATGTTCGTTTTTAGGGAAAAAGAAAGCGTGACTACCGGAGTAATCACGCTGAGAGATATTATTTTACTTTCTTCACTTTTTTATTATCATTGACAATAAATAATATAATACCACTAATCAGCAATAGATTAAATATTAATTGAATTGAATAATTGATATATGCTCTATTCAAAATAACCGGAATCAACCCCCAAATCCATTGAAAAACCCAAATAAATAAAACTAATATACCACTAATAAAAATAAATGCAACAGTTGTACCAAATTTATCTTTATCACTAGTAAAGGGAAAATAGATAACCATTAGTAGTGATATGCATAATAATAAAATGAAACACAGTGATGATGTTATAGTATGCCACATTTGATTTCTATCGAGTTCAGGAAACCATTCCCTCAAATTATGTAGAGTATCATTAGCTATGGATGTACCAAATTCTTGTGTACCTACAATATTTACATTTTCAAATAACGAAGCAAACCATTGGAAAACATTTTTTCGTTGAATTGCTTCATCCATTTTATGTTCCAGATATTTAATAATTATTGTATCTGAAGTACATTTTAATTTTGTATCCTCTATTTTTGAAATGTAATCAATCTCCATTTCATTTTTCCAATAATAAGAGATACCTAATAAATTGTCAATCAAAAAGATACATAGAATAACTAATAAGGGAATTGTTATTTTCCGGGATATAGAAATCCTCTGATTTTCAAAGAATTCAATAAATTTTTTAATTAATTCACCCATAATCACAACAAATTTATAGCTGCCAGTTCCTCTGTCAGCGCATTAATACCTTTCTGAATCTTCTCCAATTGCTGTTTACGGGGTTTGTGTACTCCAGCCGCATAATGCCACAACTGGCGCTCATTGATTCCGGTTATCCGGCTCAAAGCAGCTTTAGTAAAGATACTGCTGTAATAGTTGATGAAAGTGGCAGCATCTATCTTAAACTTCAAGGTGAACTCTCCCTGCAATACTTCCACTGGAACGATGTTCATCTCCTTGCAAGACTCCAGGTAAAGTTCAACAGCTTCCTTCATGTTCTTCTCGATTTCCTTTACGTCGTTACCGACAGTAATCACCGGAGCACCTTCAATATAGGCACTAAGATTATTTCCAGCATGTTCTACAATCACTTCTACGGTTTTCATACTGACCTCCTTTTTATCGTTAAATAAAAGAGGCGGGGGCTATTTTAGCCCCGCTTGCCTCAGAATGTTGTAATAAGTGCCTTTCTCAACGCCTTTCTTGCCGTGGTCGGGGACAATCACTACATGGCTACCATCAGTGTAAACCATGTGACTGCCTTTCTGCCTCACGAACCAAAAGCCATTTTCAGTAAGCAGCGTTACAACGTCTTTAACTGATTTGTAGCTCATAGCGTTTAAGACTTAATTACGATGCAAATATAGTAAAATAATGAATAATAAGAAAGAAATATTCGTGTTTTTACTATATTTATAAGGTGTCGAGATAGTCATATAAAGCAGGAAGATAGTTTCTATCAAATTCAAATTGAGTAGCTGTGTATGGAAGTCCTGATACAGAAACATTATCAGCTTCTTCGCCCCACTCGCAGTTCTCTCGTTTTCCTACTTTTTTACCACCAGCATAATCTCTAATCCATTCCCAAATCATTTTTCCCAGTTGAGCTGTACTTTTGTTGTCACCTTTATTTTGTTTACGACAATACAAGATAAATTCGTCATTCCCCATTCTGATAGGTTTGCCCATAGTTGTCTATATTTTAAAGTTAAACATAAACACAAATATATAGGTTATCAATATGAATCTGAAAATTAATTGAACAAAAATAGCGATACCTCGAAAGATACCGCTATTCAATTAGTCAATATTTTAGATTTATATCATTCTGTTTTGTATTATCCCCGTAAATATTCTGACTGAATTGTTCTATTCTTCAGATTTGCTGCTGGAACTTTTGAGAGAGAAAAGCTGTTTCTGCTTCTCAATGTCGTTCTTCTGCTTCTCAGCCTGCTCTTCCTTGATGGCTTCAATCTCATCCAGAACTGCATCCACGTTCCCCACGAAGGTGATAGCCCGTTGCTGCGACCAAATTTCGCCGTCCTTAGCCTTAATAGCAGTGTCTATCTTGTCTTTGATGTCCTCCAGTTTGTACGGCTGCATCTGCACATCCACATCGATGGTTTCGGAGGCTTCTTCTAGGGTGGAATTCACGGAACCCAACGCGGAGACAAGGAAATTTACACGTCGTTGCATGAACTCACCGACAGTTTCGTTCAGGTTCTCCACATTCAGGTGGGTGGACATAAACACATAATCGAAAGTAACACCGGAAACGGCGTTTCCTGTACCTTTCAGGGAGTCAAAAGAGATTCTGGGCGTATTGGTCAGTCCGTATATCTGACTTAACAGCGTCTCCACCTCGAACTTGACAGTATCTGGTACCTGTGACCAGGTAAGATACTGGGCATTTGCTCCCTGGCCGGTCAGCTCGACCACACGGTTCTTGAACTCACCTGAGAAATTCTCCACGTTACCAAAAAGCATGAGGATAGGGAAGAAGTGGTAGTCGATACAATCTGCATAGTTTGAGAGAAGTTTCTCCAGTCTTACACGGAGGCTCTTTATCTTTTCACAGTACGCTTCCGGACGGTACATATAAATCACCGGCATCTTCTTGAATCCATGAGCAAATGAACCTTTGTCAGTCCAGTTGCTTGTCAGCTCCCACTGATAAACCATGTCCTTAGTAATGGTCATGAAACAGGTAATCTCTATATCGTTCAGGTCTTTTTTCTTGTACTCACGAGATAGGGCCACCAAATCCCCCTGGTCATTGAAGAAAGGGTAGAGCTTGTTGCCACGGAACGGAGACCAGATGGCACTCTTCAGACGGTATTCAGGTTTTGATTTGCCGAAGATTCCTGAAATCTTTCGTTTGAGCTTTGCCCAGAAGCCGTCATCCTTCACCACATACCAGTATTCGGCCACTTCCTGCTCGGCCAGCCATGCCCGGACTACTTTCTTGTTCTGGTATTTCAACTTGTTTTTCTTGAACACCTGCTTCAATGTGGAAAGAAGGCTTTCCTCCGACTGGTCCGGCTGGCAATCAAGGACCGGTTCTGTTCCCACGGTGAAGGCAGTCTGAATGTTCACGATGTCCTGCTCGATAGGAAGAGCAATCCTGTTCGGGTCAACTTCTTTCCTTACCGCCGGCTCAACATATTCTTTCCCGGTTGTCGGGTCTGTAATCCGTTTCTCAGGCTGGGTCGTGATTTTGATTTTCGGGTATTTCTCTTCATCTATCACTATCTCGTGCTTGTTCGGATTCCAGGCGTTGTAAAGAGCGTGAGCGTTTGGTTGCTCGGTCTTTCGTCCTTTCTTCAGATAGTAGATTTTTCTCTCTACTTCCGGCATAGCTAAAATTTCTTCTATAGTCATATCTCAAAGTTTAATGTCCAAATATTCCTGAAACGTCTTTGGGTTTCATAATTCTACCGAGAAGTTCTCCCAGCACATAGTAGCGTGCAGCATCTATGCCATGATTATCATGGTCTTCAGGTTCGTTGATGTAGTTTCCATCCTTATCCTTTGCCCATACATAGTTTCTGAACTCCCTTTGCAGGTTATAAGAACGCTTGGTGATGAATATTTCCATTCCCTGCATCTTGTCAATACCGGCATTGACAGAACCTTGTCCTTTCTCTACCGCGTATATTTTAATCCCTCCGTTATGAATCTCCTGAATGAGTCGCGGGTCCGCACTGTCTGCAATCACTCTCAAATTCCACGGGCGTAGCGTCTTTATAATATCCCCAGAAAGTAATCCAGTTCTATAATCCACTTCATCCAGATAAAGCGCATTGTCAATGATTCCACACCGGATAGAAGCCGATGGATCATTGGTGTAACCAAAGTCCTGCCCGATAGCCACCTTCTTGCACCACATTGGGAACTCATCCACGATACCCCATTTCTTGAACACGGCACCTTCGGCCACGTCTGCCCATCGGCCGATAACCACATGAGTGTACTTCTCCGGATTCTTCTCTTTCATTTCCTTGACTTCTCTCAGGAACTCAGGAGAAAGGTTCTCGATATTGTCGAAGTAAGTCGTATGGATATGAAGTACATTCGGATGGGTTGAGATTTGAACCGGTACCCCGTCAATCTCCACCAGCCGGTGGGTATTCTCGATGTATTTCTTGTAGATGAAGTGATTGGAGTCACAGGGATTCATGATGATGATAATCCGGTTTTGAATTCCCTTCTTACGGATGGAGAGCATAATCTTGTCAAACTCTTCCTCACTGGTCCATTCCTCTGCTTCATCGCAGACAAAGGTGGTGATACCCTGAATTGATTTCAACTTGGCCGTCTGATTCCCGGAAGAAGTCTTGATACCACGGAACATGATACGGCTGCCGGTCATCCGGTTTACGATGTCCGTCTTGGTGGTCTTGAAATACTTTGTGGTTCCATCCAAATCTATCTTTTCCATCATTTCAGGAATAATAGACATCCCGGCAGATACCATCGTGTAACGGGTATAAAGAATCTGGTGGACTATCTTCTCTGTGGAAGTCATTTCGAATGTCAGACGCTCAATGAAGGTAGAAGCGTTGAAAGACTTCCCCGAGCCACGGCCACCGGTGATGAGAATGATAAACTTCTCGCTATCGGTATATAACGGATGATATATCGCTTGGGGTACAATCATTTCAGTTTGTCTTTAATCCATGAGTCAATAGAAATTCCGTGGTCAATATCCTTTGGAATATCTGCATCTTCGTCCTGACGGCGTTCAACATTCCTCCATTCATCATCGTGATGATACAGCCAGACAGACATTGCCTGAAGGTTGGGAGCCAGCTCGCTTTCACTTACCTGAAGCTCTTCTTCGCCGGTCAGGTTTCCGTCCTGGTCTTTCAGCTTTCTTACTACAGTACTCTTGGTCTTGATACCGCCCAAAGCTACAGCAAGGAACTTGGCACGTACAGCGGCGGTGATTGTCGCACGCCCGCGCGCTAATACGTCAGTTATCTCCGAATATTTTGACTTCATTTCGTAGAAGTAGGTCGGATTCAGCCCGAGCGCGAATGCTATTTCCCGGTCAGTGAATCCCTTTTTGGCATACGTTTCTACCTGAGAAAGAAATTCCTCACCCCTGTAATCGAATTTTGGCTTTCTTCCTCCTGGATGTTTCTTATGTTGAGATTCACTTTTCATCATTTATTCCTCCCAAGGGTTTTCACCCTCTTCTTCGACGTATACTCGTTTCAATTTATCCGATATTTCACTGAGTTCATGCTTCATCTGATTTACATGAAACTCTGCAGGCATAGGTAACTCCAATGCTCCTATCAAGTTGTCTATTCTATCAATAACCTCACCAAATTCTTCTGATGCTTTCATAATTATTCAATTCTTTTTCAATTTTCCACACTTATCACAAATTTCATAGCGGAAATCTAATGGTCCTTTCCAAACATAATGATGGATACAAAAAAGATTCTGCCCAAAAAACGTCTTTAGCCAAAGAATAAAATCCCCTACCATATTTCATCCATTATTGTTGCCCATATAAATGCGGCGAGAAACAGGCTTATCACCATAAATATCAATTCCTCTCTTTGAGAAATAGCTATCTATCCTGGCCGCATATCTTTCCATTATAGACTTCGTTCTGTCTCTTATACTTCTTTGTCTGTCTGTACCAAGCCCGTATTGCCTTCCGGCGTTGTACATTATTCGTCTTGACTGTTGATACAACTGACTATATGTTTTTCTTCTAACTCGGCTTTCCTCCTAAAATTTCATGTTGTCATTCAATTCTTTCTATCTGTTCATCGAATACCTCACCCTTGATAAACTTGGAGTAGGGGTCGTAACCGAACCTTTCACAGAAAGCTGCCTTAGCTTCGAACGTGTCAAAGGAAAGCATCAGATAAGCATCCATATCCTGTGCCTGTTTCTGGGCTGCATTCTTCACCTGCTGCTTTACTTCTTTCATGTGAGCTACCTTTTCAGCTCTTTCCATCTGCTTTGCGGCTTTCTCAGCTTCTTTCTGCTCTGTGACAGGTGCCATCATATCCTCTAGGGCATCGGCAATAGAGCTTTCTTCTTCTGTCTGGAGAAGGAAATCACAGCCAATCATATTCAAATCAGCGGCCGTTAAACCGGCATCCTGGTAATCTATATCCGGAACCAACCGGGCCAAAGCGTCATAGTCCCATGAACCTTGCGCGTTAGGATTATTCATCAGGATGTTCAATTCCTTCTCCTGCTTTTCGTCTACATCAATGACATCAACGCGAATTCGGTAGTCGTTTTCCGGGAACTTCTGTAGTTCATCCATCACGCTCAGACGCTGGTGGCCGGAAACAACGGTTAATCCGGTCTGCTTGTTGACTACAATACCACCGACCAAACCGAACTTCTTGATGCCCCGCTTCAATGTCTTACGGGATTCCTCAGACAGTTTCCTGGGGTTATAATCAGCGAAGTGAATGGCGGAACGATTAAGTTCCACCGATTCACTCTTAATGTATTTGCTTAGTTCCATATTAGCCATTACTTAAACCTACTCCTGCAGCCTTGTGCATGTTTTCTGCAGCCCTTGAAATTCTACGAAATTGAGAATCTGTCGTTGCTCTGCTTCTTAATGCCTGAGAACGATTAAGAATAGCAACCTGTTGTCGATTATATCCATAACCAGACATTATGTTTTGAGCTGTATAGGGATTGCCTAAATAACTCATAGTCCTATTTGATATTCTGCTTCTGACTCTGCATTCCTCCTATTAATTTTGTTTGTTATTATGCTCCCAAAGGATTCTTTCAGCCATCGGAAACACTTTGTAAATTCTCTGTAAATCCTGTGGGTAATTTTTCTCCAGCCATAGCATACAATCCAAGTTAAAACCTACACCCGAACTGGCTTTGAGTGAATATCTAACTGGTTCAGGTAGCCTGTTCTGTCTCATGTAGGATAGAATATCTTTCTGCTTCCAGTCGGCCAAAGGATAACACAAGCCATTGTTCTCATACCCGTTAGCTTCATAACCTTTCAGCATTAAACGCCGATTCATACCGTCCGCTTTCTTCATGCCTAAGAAAGTATAATACAGCCCGTATTTAAGCTGCATAGCTTTCACTACATCGGCAAGTTTAAGTAGTTTAATCTTTGGATTTGCCACACAATACATACCACCACGAAGAATGTAAGTAAGATTCCAGTGTGGCACCTGTACAAACTCGATTTTGGGATATTTAGCTTTTACCCAACCTATCCACCTTTCAATATGCTCTAAACCTTTGACAAAATACATGAACACACAGACTATTCTGTCGAACCTTGGATATATCATGTCAAGTAAAACCAAAGAATCTTTACCCAAGGACAAAAACAGCAAAGCCCCGTCAGTCTTCTGTCTGACGAGGTCAATATGGCTGTATGTCCTTTCTTGCAGTGTCATTATCCGCCACTCATGCCAAGTCCTGTGCGGACGTTATAATACTGCTGTCTTCGGGTGATAAATCTGCCACCCTGAGAGAGACCACCATTCTCTGTAGTCAAACCTCTACGGCCACCACGGTAGCCACCAGTTGAAAATGTGCTTCTGTTTGTTCTGACTCAACGAAAATTTAAAGGGTTAAACATGCTTTTCAATAATTCTGCCAAGGCCATAAACGACCTGTGCTGCCAGATATATCTCACCCTGATAGGTGTATTCAATCAGATTGTGATTTTCATCTTCAAACAGCTCTATCTTTGCATCCTTGACTTCTACCAGTGCGCTGGCTCTGTCTTTATTGTAGCCTACAAAGAACTGGATAGCATCGTAATGCTTAGGCTGTAACACACCGTCTTTCTCGACACAATAGCCATCAGCGTCAAGCTGGCAGTATTTCTTCTGGGTTGTAGGTCTGATTTCTCTGAATTCTTGTGTTTTCTTGCCTGACAAGATTTCGTCAAAGAACTTCTGTTTGATGATAAGCGTAAGTATTTCCATAATCGTGTAAAGTTTAAATGTTAGTTGCGGGTGATGGATTCGAACCACCGGCCTTCACCAAGTCAAAGTGACGAGCTGACCACTGCTCTAACCCGCGATGGTATCTATACAAAGATACCCAATTATGAAGACAATTTTGAATAACAATTCAACGCATACGAAACATTAAGCCAAATGTTTGCTTTTTAGCCATGCGTCACGTTTCTCCCTGCACTTTTCCAGTGTTGGGGCACAACAAGTAAACAACTCACCTGAATCTGTTTTGTAATCATACTGATACATTTTTACTTTTTTACCTCTTAATCTGGTAGTATAGGTACAATAGTTCTCACTACCAGGTTGACATACGCTACAACCATTTACGTTTATTGATTTCATAGCCATCTTAAATTATCCGTTTACAACTTCTGGTATCTTATAATAGTCACTTTTTGATGCTTTACCTTCGGTTATCCAACCTATACCCACCCAGCATTTTATTTCACCGTCATGAATCACTTTGTAATCTGCATCTACGACTTCCTTTGGTGGGTTTACACTCATCTTTATGCTTTTTACATCTGATGCTTTAACTGTCAGCTTTTCTCTTCTCATAATCATCTTAAATAGTGGTAGCCCGAAGGCTACCGGGTTTATAACCAAAGTTTCTTTGCCAGATCGAAATTCTTTTGGGCTTCGTTTACCGCTTTCTTTGCATACGTTAACGAGTATGAGTGCTCACGTGGATATTTGCCGGATTTCAGCCCCTCATGATACTCTTTAGCCGCTGCTAACTTATGCTCATAATAGTCCACGCTTTCAGGCATTGAAAGGTTTATAGTATCAGCCTTGTTTGCCCAATACTGAGCTATTCTTTCATGCTCTCTGGCTTTCTCGTCAAACTCTACACTCTTGCCCATATTATGCCAGGCATCTTCAATGGCTTTTCTGTGTCGTCTTTCGCTATGATGACCGATTTTAATAGGTTCACCCAACGAGAGAAAATCGCTGTCTTTATTTGACGCCTTGAAGTATTCTTCACTCTTTCGTTCTGCAGTGGCAGCCCAATCCAGCCGGCGTTCTGCCTTTCGCTTTGCCCATTCTTGAACGTTAAAGCCATCAGCACGAACTATCGAATAATAGTAGAAACCATCACGTTCAAATATCAGATTAAACACTATGCTTTCATTCTCTTTGCCGTATTTGGTGGTTACAAGAATTGTTTCACCTTTTTCATGCTTAGCATCGCATTTAGCAAGAAATACGTTTGGACAAAATTTGTAATATGTATTCATAATCGTGTAGGGGATTATGTAGGGCATAAGCCCTGATGGTTAAACTTATGCTATATTCAATCTTTTAGCTCTCATTTCATTAAGTTCTTTAGCCGTTTTATTGGCTGCTTCTTCGGTGGTTTCTAAAGAAGCCATACTCATGTCATAGCCGTCTATTACTAAATAGTAGCCTCTTGACTTCTTCACATAAAACTCATTTGCCTTATGGCTTTTCATGTAGCTTGTTGTTCTCATAATTTTCTTATGCTGTGGCAACCCCCGAAAGGCTGCCGGTTAAACTTATTTGTGTGACTCTCTGAAATCAAGTTCTACAATCTTGTGATACTTGTGTATGTCATACAGACCTGTACCACAACCCATAGCTGATGCAAGTCTTACAGCCTCTTCTAAAGCTATCATTACGTCTGAGCTTGCGTCAATAGCTTCATCCTTTGCCTTGTTATATTCTCTATTATTTACCGCTGAATCCTGAACCTTTTCAGCTTCTTGTATTCTTTTTAGAGCTTCATTGATAACTCTGATTTGAGCCTTAATCTCTTTGATGTAAACATTGTTTGTTGTCTTCATAATCGTATGTGTTTAATTCGATATTGTCATGTCGTTTATCACATTGCAAAGATACATCTTAATATCGTATCCGCAAATCAAAAACGACATTTGATTACCGTTTTAATACTATTTAACGATATTATAATATCGTGTCATATGAGAAAAAACTACATTTGTATACACGATTATAATATTATTATTTATGGATTTAAAAGTAAAAGACCTTATCAAGCAAAAAGGCATGACAATGCAACAATTTGCTGAAATGTTAGGAGTGACAAGAGATACCCTAACAAGAAATATCAACGGAAATCCAACATTAGAAACTTTAGAGCGTATCGCGAATGCTTTAGAGGTTGATATTGCAGAACTATTTGTGAGAAATACACCTGATTCAGAAGTAAACGGTTATGTTAAAGTGAAAGGAACTCTTTATGAAGTTCACTCTTTTGAGGATTTAAGGAAGTTATTAGAAATGGATGTTTAATCAATAAAACCAAAGTAAAATGAAGAAAATGTTATTTATACTGCCTATACTAGTGGCTTTGTTTTTTGTAGGGTGCAGTAGCGATGGTGATGGAGAGCCCGGAGGAAATAATGGAAATAAAGTTCTGTCTGAAATTGTAATAAACGAACACGAAAAGAAATTTGGCGAGATAAATGAATATGGAGAACTATACGAACAGTATATCTATAATCCAGACGGAACATTGCAAGAAAAAACCACCAATTACTATAATGCTTTGTTGGATGATAGGATCGATTGCAATTACAAATATGAATACGACGACAAAAAGCGTGTAGTGGAAATGAACGAATATAGGTTTACTTTGTTTGAAAAAAAACGTAAATATGAATATAACAACCTTGATTCCGTGTCACGCATGCTGGTATATGATGACGATGGAGACCTGAATGAAGAATGGACATACGAATATGATAGTCAAAAAAGATTGATAAAAACAGTAGAAAAAGACATTTTGGTTAGCAACAATTTTGGCTATATAAGCGAATATAGATACGAAGGGAATAACGTTTATATAGAAAAGACAATGCTTAATGACGGTACTTTGTTCGGAAACTTTATTTTTGAGTACGACACACATGGAAATCTACTACAAGAAACATATATCAACGGAGATACAGGGAGAGAATCATTAGAGCAAAAATATGAATACCAATATGACTCTTCAGGTCGTATTCAAAGAAAATCTAAAAAGGAATCATATTCAGATTCTTGGACATATTATGACTACTTTTATAATGAAGATGGTACAATAAATAAAATTTCCGTATCATATAGTTTTAAGAATGATGAATCCGAACTAAGATATAACTATATTTGGAAATAACTATTCCATTATGCTTTACAGTTTTTGGGAGCATAAAAATCTGTCACTTGATAAATTCAATGCTTTATTGTATCTTTGTAGATTAAAATAAAATTCTAGTATAATTAATACGATTATGAAACTGAAAAGTCTCGAATATGTTACACCTGGATGGTCTTTAGATGGTCTCAATTTGTCAGAAACAAGTCTCATCGTAGGCCGTAATGCTGTTGGAAAATCAAAAACAATAGAAGCCTTAAATTCTTTAGTCTCTGTTATACTCCAAACTAAAGAAATTGCTGAGCACGATAATTTTTTCTATAAAATTATTTTTTCAGACAATGATACAGAATTGACATATTCATTTGCATGTTTTCAAGGGAATATTACCTTGGAACAGCTAATTGATCATAACGAAAACATCTTAATAGAAAGGAATGAAAACTCTACTATCTTTTTTAACGACGAAATTAACCCTCCAAGTAATAAACTTACAATCAATGTAAGACGAGATACAAAATTATATCCTCAAATTGAAAAAATAGTAAATTGGGCTGAAAATTCATATGGGATATTATTTAATCAGATTAATATGTTTCCTAATGGTACCAACCTATTTAGTACTATGTCTAAAGGAGAAAGTATTATCCCAATGTTTGAAAAATTAAATGATGATTTGAAACTAAAGGTTCAGGAGGAACTAAATGCTTTAGATTATTCTATTGACGAAATAAAGATTGTAAAAATTGGAGATGAGAAATCTGATATAAGAGTCTTACAGATTAATGAAAAAGATGTAAGCACATTTTTATGGGAAGGATTGTTATCTCAAGGAATGCAAAGAACACTATACATTCTTGTTCTTTTATTCTATATTGTTTCTCAAAAAAAGAAGACACAGACAATTGTTATTGATGATTTTTGTGAGGGATTAGATTATGATAGATCCATAAAATTAGGTAAATACCTATATAAATTCTGTTTAGAAAATAATATACAATTAATTACTACTTCAAACGATAGTTTTTTAATGGACGTTGTCGATTTGAAATATTGGAATATTTTACAACGTAAAGGCGATAAAGTTACTGCAATAAATATATATAATTCTCCTGAATTATTTGAAGATTTTGAATTTACAGGACTTAATAATTTTGATTTATTCTCATCTGATTTTATTGCACGACATAAAAAATGAAGAAAGTAGCAGTTTTTGTAGAAGGACAAGCTGAATTAATTTTGGTCAGAGAATTACTTCTAAAGATGTACGACTACCAAGATATAGGAATCAATTGTTATAACCTGATTTGTGATAATCTGGATGAAGCTCCTTATCAATATGGTGATAAAATGGCTCATAACTATTATATGCTTGTAAATGTTGGTAATGACAACTCTGTATTATCTAAAATCTTTACTAGAGCAAATGGATTGCATGAAAAGGGATTTACCAAGATTATAGGGTTAAGAGATGTATATGGGGACTTTTACAAGAAAAAAAATAGAGGCGTAAGAAATATAAACTTAGAATTAATTGAAAAATTTAGAAATTCAGCTCAAAAGGAAATAGACGCTAAAAACCTGGCTCAATATATAAAATTACATTTTGCAATAATGGAGGTTGAAGCATGGTTTTTAGGATTTAACATATTTGAACGTATTGATGGCACATTGTCAAATGATTTTATTAAGTCTAAGCTAAATTATGATTTGGAGAATGATGATCCAGAGATTACCTATTATCATCCAGCAAGAATTATGGGAGATATTTATGGCCTGATTGGATCAAAATATGACAAACATGAAAGTGATGTATCCTCCCTTGTGAGTTGTCTTGAAAAAGAAGATTATAATAACTTAATAGAAAGTGTTAAATGCTCAACATTTACATCTTTCGTTCAAGAATTGCTAAATTGATAGTGAACAAAAAGCCGGAAGCATAACGTTCCGGCTTTTTTACTTGATTAGTTCTTTTACTAATTACCCATCATTAAGTCCCATGTAAGTACGTTTTGAAACTTGTGTATTCCAACTGGTTCCACTTCTATTAAAGCTCCCAAGATACCTGCCTGCAATCCTATTTACAAGATTATTAGGATTGTCAGAGTTACTTCCATAACGCTGTTGAGCTAATCTGTCGGCTTGTCGAACTATTTCCCAACCTGATTTTGTTCTTCTTCTGACTCGGCTTTAAAATTTAAATTTGTTAGACATAAAAATTTAAGCATAGGGACTTTATCCCCATTAGAAACATTCTGTTACTTGATTAGTCCTTTGGATTTCAATCTTTCTACGATTTGGCAGTAAAGGTACTCTATATCCTGCCGGAAATCCTTATACTGCTGGTAGATAAAGGAAACATCAGCGATATTGTTTGATATTACACACGGAGAAACATCCGGGAACACGCCGGAAATTTCTGCTCGGATACCGTTCGGCAGCCGTCCGCCGGCAAGCACACTAGGGGCGAACAAGAACAACACAATGAAGAGGAACTTCTTTCGCTGGGTAACACTTTCCGGATTGGGCGGACAATCTGCCCCGGAAAGTATCTCCCTGAACCACTCATAAATCTCCGGGATGAGAGAAAAATCAGTCAGGATAGGGGAGGATAACTCCTGCTCGCGTTCTGATAATCTTGATTTCTGTTCACGTATTGATTTCAACTCCACGATTGATGAAAATTCTTTTGTCATAGCACGATTTATTTAGTTGGAAATTCTTATATTTGCATCATAATCGTGTGGGGGAGTTGGCTTCTAATCGTGTGGGCTGGCTCCCTTTTTTATTTTATGCCAAGTGATATGCATTCAGGATGGCGAAAGCGTAGATGATAACCGTTACCAGACTGTCCAGGAACACCGCCCATGCTCCTAGCTTTTGGATCTGGCTGAAGCTCATGACCAGGACAACAAGGAAACACACCCACTGGCTTGAAAACAATCCCATCCCCAGCAATAAAAGTCCGATGGTATCCATGAAGAATGCAACATGAAGCCATGGATGCGCCATCAGATACCAGCTTTTTGCTGTCTTATCCAGCTTCTGAAAGACTTTTACATGTCGGTATAAGGATTTACATCTGAACAGCTTCACAAACTCGTACAGGGCTTGTATGATGATTAAGGTGTAGAATACGTGTTTCATGGTCAGTAGCTTTTATCTCCGTGCTTATACGGACGTAGTTCATTATATTTCATCTTCTGCTTGATGTGCCAGAAGATGTCGATATTTCTATCGCGGCAGAAAGCGAATATCTCATTCAGGAGGATAAATGGTTCATCCCTGTAGAAGTTGTCGGTGACATAGACACAGATTCTAAACATGGACTCCGTGAAGCTCATATCGGAATAGTCTTCCGTATCGCTTCCTTCGTAGTCAAAGCTATCCAAATCATATCCTCTCAATCCGGCCAAATCCAACAGACGAATACAGGCATCGGCAAGTTCTTCCTCGACAGTCCCTTTGATAAATGCCTCAAAGTCTTCCATGAATCTCCTTTTCCTAGTTTCTTCAGTCAATGGAACGCTATTCCCTTGCCATTCTTTGAACATTGCAACTTTCGCATGTTTCCCTTTCCGATCTGCTTCTACCGCTTCCATAAGTTCGGATATGACCAGACAAAGGAAATGTTCGTTGCATATTCCGGCGGATACCCGTTCAGCATTTCCGGTGATATCCGTTCAGTCCCCAGTTAGTATTCAGTGTTGTTGGCAAAGTTAATACTTCTTTCTT